ATAGACAGACGCTCTAAAGTGTTGTATACCTCATGGCCCAAGACAACAGTGTTCTCATATCCTTCGGGGTACAAAGCCGAAGCGTTGTCGTAGGTGGGGTCAGCACCTTCCGGCATCATCCCCATGTCGATGAACCCCAAGAATTTGCGTACTGCGTCTATGTGTTGTTGGCGTTCGTCGGATGTGACGGTTTGTGTGTGGAATTGCAGTTGAAGATCGGAGTCAAAAACGATCCATGTGATTTCGTTTGTATCAGCGCAGATCGCTTGTTGTACTCCTTGCCATTTCCAATATGGGGGGAGTTGACCGTTCCACCTTTTGTTATAGGTTTTCAGTTCATAGATTTTTCCTGACAAATCTTTGCCATCCAATGTTGCCATCAGACGTACACCGTCTTCTTCGTAGCAGAACAGTTCTTGTGGTTCTGTGATGGTGACGTTCAAGATTTCTGATGCCCACAACATGAGTGGTCCTTCAAGGATTGTTCCTCGACGCATCGCATCGTTTTGTTCTTTTGGCACGGGGGGTGTCTTGGCCAAGAGTTCTACTGCGAGGTCTGCTGGTGTTGTGAATCGATGTTCGTTGTGTACTACGGCTGCTACTGATGCTGTGATCCGTGCTTGTCCGTCATCGTTTTGCCATCGTGCGTTCAACCATTCTTGGCTGCCGTGTGGTGGCTTGGGTATTCTGTATACGTGCTTGATCATGGTGTCTCCTTGTCGGTGTTTTGTAACTGTAGGTTAGGGGTGTTGCAGGGTTAAGTCAAGTCAATCGTTTGGATTGTTTGCACCATAGCCACAGGTACGTGTAGCACATGGTCTACATCGTTGTTCGGGGTTCGTGACTGGTAGATGGTGACATGGCCTGCTTTAGCGTCTGGTAGCAGGAATCCTGCTGTGTGTACGAGGCATCCTTCTTGGTCCAGGTTCTCAATTTGTGTCCATTGGTCTGTGCCAGAGTGTGCGTCTAACCAGGTGATGTGAACGAATGCGTGGTCAGTCGTCATCTTCTACTCCTCGATCACCACAGAACGGTTGTTGTGGTAGGGGTGTCTTGCATGGGCAAGGGTTGTTGCGGCGACCGAAGATAGTCATTCTGGGTACGCGATCACTGACATATCGGATTGTGAATAATGGATGAGCCGACCGTCTTTGCCAATAGCCACCCATGTTGGGGCATCCGAGTCACACAGGCAGCCGACATTTTGTTTCGGGTCGTGAACAATCACACCTTTACAAGCGTTACATTTCACTTGGTAAATCATTGTTGTGGCTCATTCAGGTGACTTATAGAAATTGTGCGTGTGTTTTCAGGATCATACGAGGATGGTGTCCCCAACTCCCACGCTTCAAGTTGTTCTTTCCAGCCAAATAATTCAACCGATTTCAGTTCAGGCATCACCGGTTTTGCAACCCACAAAACCAAACCGTGAACACCGTTTTGTCGCTTCCTCACAGCAGCACCGCTACTAGTTCTTATGCGCCTCACCTCAATGTTTTTCCCTACATCGGGAATTGTTCGATACAGGTGATGTTCGGATTTGTGCCACACATGACCAGACCAATATTTGTTGGTGTGTTTGGCTACAGCAAGTTCGCAGACCGCAGCAGCAACCTGTGCTGTTCTGTTGTCCTCCTGTAGTGCCTTGTTGCTGTAATGGGCTGCATCAAAAGCCCCCCAGTTGGCCGTATATCTGCGAATGCCAACATCACAAGCGTGTTCGTATTCCCAAGCGGTTAGTTCAACGGTGACGCTCATTGTTCGTCTGCTATCCACGGTTCAATCTCATCTTCAGGTACATCAACAGCAAGCATGAAGGTGTTGCCGTAACGCACATCATATTTGTTTCCTGTGCCATCAACGATCACGGATTCGATTGTCCCCGACTCGTCATCAATAACCACTTTGTCACCCACATTGAACAGTCTCATACGATGCTCGCCCTGACATCACGAATCTGTTGACGCAAACGCTCAATCTCTGACCGCAACTGTCTGATTTCTTCCATACGTTCAGCGATAATAAACGCTGCTGTCTCACGCTGATACAACAACTCTTTCATTGAACTCATTACCGGTTCTCCTTTGCCTGGGTTTATAAAACTGCTAAATCAGAATAGTTACGGATGTCATGGCGACCCACCAAAAATGTGAGTACACCTGCTGTAGACCAAATACCTTTAGAGTCAGCAAACCATTTGCTACCACCATCCAAAGACGGACACTGCAACGAGGTGTACGCCCCGTGATCAATGATTTCTAAATGATGATAGTGGGCTGTCACCCACAGATCAGGTTCTCTGCCTTCCTCACGTAACACTTTAATCGACTGGGCATTAAACCAATCCACCTTTTTGCCCGATATTTTGTGGCCGTGAGCGAACGCCACTTTCACATCCGACAAAACTTTTGTTGTCACCATCTCATCATGTGGGATAGTCCATTCCAGGTTCGGTACATGACCGTCAAGTATCCGATACAACGCATCCAACAGAAACCCTCCAGAGTTGTCGCTATCAGAAGTAACCTGTTTCCCACCTCTGCGCATCCACTCACCATGATTACACAGCACACCGACCACATCCAACCGTGGTGTGAGTGGTGCCAGCGTGGTTATTGCTTTAGCAAACAGGTCGATACCAAGTAGCAACTGTTGGCGTTGGGTGAGTTCGACTGTAAACAACTGGCTTGCATAGTTGCCGTCGCAACCCTCGAAAGGATCACCCATATTTGTGAACGCAATACCCTCAATGTTGTGTCCGGCACGTTGTAGTTCTTTGATCCGTTTCACACCTGCATCAATCGAAGCGACCATACGTTCCACTGTCGCAGCGACACCACCACCAGCCGATTTGCCTAACTGTAGGTCGGCCCAATTGAAAACAAAAGTGCAAGGTGTCTCATTGGATACTGTCACCTTTGTGGATGGCGGTTTCCATTTGTGAACATACTTGCGGATGTCATCTATCTCCGCATCGTTTAACGCTGTTAAAGACTTGCGTTTGAACTTTGCTCGATACGACCACAACCAAATCAGGTCACGATCACCGTTCTCCAACCGTTTAGACGACTGCCATTTAGACATACGCACCGTGTCATCAGCAATCTCAAACACTGTTGGGTCAAGTCCGAAAGATCGCAATACTGCATCCCAATCACCAACAAGTTCTGTTGGCATCGCACCCGTAGAAAGTTCGCCACCATCTAAACCAACCTGCGCCCACGCCTTACCATCCACAGAATCATTGGCACTGGCTTTCACGTTTCGTTCTTTTGCAAGATCATCAGCCAGTGACATGTCTAAGTTCTCCTCTGCGATACCCGTTAATCGAACCAACACTGATCCGATGACCACGGTTTTCTAATGCCCGACTAATTGCCGGTGCAGAAATAGTGTAGTCGTTTAACGCAGCAAGAAGATCGGCTTTGTCTTGGGTGTCTAGTTTGTTGATGATCTGTAACAGCATCGGTATTCTGCCACTGATTGTCGTGTTACTTTTTATCTCTTGTAGCAGACTTGGTTTCACGGACTTTTTTGGCGTGTTCAATGTGCGCTCCCTCAATCGTTTTGTTCAACTTCTCTATGATTTCCCACAGTTCGTCGGCTTGGTTTCTTGAAGGTGTGACCTTCAGCAAACTGTCGCGGATGAGCATGAGTTCAACGGTAGTGAATCCCCTCGCCATTTGCAAGCACCTTTCAATCGGTTTAGTTGTGCTTGGACCTTACATGGTCTGTGAGCGCGGTGTCAATTCTGTCTACTTTGTCTTCGGTTCGGTTCAAAGACTTGTGCATGGTACGCAGAATGCCTTGTACCACTTGGTGGTCTGCATGGTTTTCTTTGCCTAGTTTGGCAACAATTATTGCTAAGAGACTGAAACCACCAGTAACACCAGCAGCCCAAATAGCATCCACAGGATCATCCGGCTTTCGCAGCAACAAAGGCTGCAACGGCAGGTGGGACTTGGTTTCCTTGGGTGTAGCGGATGTGCCACGGTTCGGATTGGACTTCGTGTGAGAAGCCGTAGAGGTGTTCGTTGTCTAGCATCCATTTGAGTCTAGGGCCTGATGCTGTGGCAACGTCAACTGCGATACCGAGGTTATGCTGCGATTTTCCTGGTGTTGCCAAACATGCCATACCTTTTTTCAGATACCATTTCTTACCTTCGAAGGTGCGTGTGTCAGGGTTGCCTGTTGGTTCTAGTTGGTACCGTTGAAAGAACGCTTTGGTTTGGGATTCGAGTGTGCGATATGTGTCGCCTGCTGATGTCGGTGTCAGTTTGATACCAGCCTTTTGTGCGGCATCTACCATCGCTTCCCATGCGTCAGCAGCACAATGGTGGAGTGTGCCACCAACAGTTTTGCGTAACTGGTCAGCA